CTACGGAACATTTAACGAAAATGCAATATTCCATATTAGAGCAATGGGAGATGGTTATGTTGGTAAATCAATTTTACAATATGCAGCAGAATCTATTGGTTCAGGTTTAGCAATTCAATCTTATTCAAGTTCATTCTTTGGTTCAGGAGCCACAATGACTGGAGTGCTAGAAGTGCCAGGCGTTGTTAAGGATGAAAATACTGCAAAGTCAATAAAGGATTCGTTTAACAAATCATACAAATCAGAGTACGGAACAAATAATGGCGTAGCTTTATTACATAGTGGTGCCAAATTTACTAAAATTTCAGCGCAACCAAACGAAGCGCAAATGGTAGAAGCCAAAGAGTTTAGCGTATCTGATATAGCCAAATGGTTTAGAATGCCATTAAGTAAATTACAAGCTGGACCAACTGGTTCAAGTAACTTAGAACAATTGAATATTGAATACGTTACAGATTGCTTAATGCCGTGGTTTGTAAGATGGGAACAAGAAGTTGAGCGTAAACTATTCCGTTTTGATGAAATGGATAGATTAGACGCTAAATTTAACGTGGCTATGTTAATGCGTGGCGATATGAAGGCAACAGCTGAGTATTTAAAAACATTAAAGTACGCTGGTTTTATTACTTCAAACGATGGTAGAAGATTTATTGGTTTAAATACTATTAAAGAAGATTTTGCAGACCAAATTTATAGCCCAGTGAATATGATTCCTGCAAATAAGGAAGAAGAATTTTGGGACAATAAAGACCAATCACAAGCAAGCACGAAAGGAACAGATTCATGAAAAAAGAAGATATAGAAAAAATTCATCCAAATGCCGAGGCTAGGATGTTTAATCCAGAGTTTAAAGTTGTAGTTGAAAAACGCAGCGAAGGCGAAGGAGATGATATGTACGAAACAGAGTACAAAATGATTGAAGGTGTAGGCGCAGTAATGGGCGTTTTTACTGATATGGGATGGTATAGAGAAAAGATTAACGCAACTGCTTTTGCAGGTTGTGATATGAGTAACGTAGTTTCATTGTTTAACCATGATTCTAACGAGATTTTAAGCCGTACCACAGGAAAGCAAGATGACTTAACTTTGATGATTGAAAACAATCAATTGAAGTATAAGTATCAAATCAAAAATGAGTGCGCAGAAAAGGTAGCAGAAAACATTGGATTAGGTTTTATTACTGGTTCAAGTTTTATGTTTAGAGTTAAAACTGATTCTTGGTCAAGTGGTGCCGATGGAGTAGATGAAAGAGAGATACTAGAAATTGAAAAGTTGTATGAATTAGGACCAGTTACTTTCCCAGCTTATCAAACTACCACAGTTGCTGCAAGGTCAAGAGATATGAGCAAACCAACCGAAGAGAAAAAAGATAAGTATTATTATAAAAAACAATTAAGATTAAAATAAAATGAAAACAGCCCTCCAATTAAGAGAAGAGCGTAAACTTATCAATGATAAGATAGACGCTTTAATGGCGATTGAAAACCGTTCAGTTGAGCAAGAAAATGAGCTTAACGGAAACTATGACTCAATCGAAAAGTTAACTTTGTCTATTGATAACGCTGAACGTGAAGAAAAGCGTCAAGCCTCAATAGCAGCTGCCGCAGCTGGTGCAAGCGCATCTAGAAGCGAAGAAAAAGAAACTAGAGGTTTTTCTTTAGCTAAGTTAATCGAAGCTAGAGTAAACAATGTACCAGTTTCAGGTTTAGAAAAAGAATTAATCGATGAGTCGGCTAAAGAAGCCCGTTCACATGGATTTGAAGTTAAAGGTACTTACTTAGGTAAGAACGTATTAGATGCAATGGCTGAAAAGCGTATGACTGCTGGTAGTGCAACTGCTGGTGGAAATACTATCCAAACTGACAAAGTTGGTTTCTTTGATGCTTTGTATGCTAAAAGAGTTTTATCTTCTTTAGGAGTTAAGATGTTAAGCGGTTTATCTAACAATGTAGATTTAACTGGATTTAGCTCAGGTGTTACAAGTACTTGGGGAACTGAAATTGCTGAATTAGCTGCTGGTTCACCAGTTACTGCTGCTCGCTCAATGACTCCTAAGAGATTAGGTTCATATGTTCCAATGAGTAACCAATTGTTGATTCAGAATCCTCAGTTAGAGGCTTTCGTGATTCAATCATTAATGGAGTCAATCTATGTAAACGTAGAAGCTGCTTACATTAATGGTTCAGGTGCTGCTCCATTAGGTTTGTTAGGAACTGCTGGAATCCAAAACATTGCAATCGGAACAAATGGTGGTGCGCCATCTTATGCTAAGATTCTTGAGTTGGTTCAGTCTTTAGGAACTGCTAATGCTAACGTAGAAGAATTAAAGTTTTTAATCAACCCTAAAGTTGAAGCTAAATTAAAGCAAACTGCAATCGATTCAGGTTCAGGTGCAATGATTATGGCTTATCAGCAATATTTTATGGGTACTCCAAATGTAATCGATGGTAAAATGACTGCGGTAACTTCAAACGTACCAAGTAACTTATCAAAAGGTTCTACAACTGGTGTATGTTCAGCCATCATTTGTGGTGAATTTAGTAAGTCAGTAATCGGTCAATTTGGTGGAATGGATTTAGTTATCGACCCATACACTTTGGCTCGTAATGGTCAAACAAGAATAGTTGCTAATACTTACTTTGATTGCGCTTTTGAGCAACCAGCAGTATTTGGTGCTATCTTAGACGCTACCACTACATAATCGTTGTTAGTTGTGTAATGTTATCGGGGGCAGTTTCGGCTGTCCCCATAACTTATAAAATCAAATTATGAAAGTACAATTTATACAATCACCAGTAGGACCATTTGGATTAGGATATTCAATTGGAGACCAAGCTGAGATTAACGAAACTTTAGCAGCCACTTTGATAGAACAAAAGTATGCAGTTGAAGTAAAAGAAATTGAAACGGCAACCATTCCACAAATGGAAACGCCAGAAACAAAAAAGAAACGTAAATAAATGGCAAATTATAGACTTGTAACAGGACCAACTACTGAACCTTTGACTTATTCAGAGGTAAAGAACTTTTTGCGTCTTAATGATGATAGCGAACAAGCTTTTGTTACAAGTTTAATAACTGCTGCAAGGCAATTAGTAGAAGATAGAACATGGAGACCATTAATAAGTCAAATATGGGCTATGCAATTTGATTATGAGGAAATAAATTATAGCATTTTCTACATTAACAAATCGCCACTACTTAGTGTTCAAAGTGTAACTTATTTTGATGAAAACGATGTTTTACAAACATTAGCCGCTAGTCAATATGAAGTCGATATTTATGGTAGCCCAGCAAGGTTTAGGCTGATAAATATTCCAGAATTGAAGAAAAGAATGAACGCACTACAAGTTAATTTTACTTGTGGATATACAAACGCAGCATCCGTGCCGCTACCAATAAAGCAAGCAATGTATTTAATTATTGGTCACTTATACGAAAATAGACAAGATGTTGTTACGGGAACTCAAGTACATGAGATTCCAGATAGCAGTAAATACTTATTAGAATCTTATAGAAACAACTTTATTTTTGCCCCACTAATTTAAAAACAATATTATGTTAAGTTTAATCGGAAAAAAAGTAGTAAGCGTAACGCCAAGCGATACGGTATCAATCACAGATGAGTTCAACACACCGAACACGGTAGGCTCATTGTACATTGGAACAGGAGGAAACATAGCTGTTATGCCTTGGTATAATGGTGAAAGCAATAGTGCATCAACTACTGGTGTTTTAGGTGCCAAGATATTTTTAAACGTGCCAGATGGTACTTTTTTACCTATCGGATGTACTAAGGTATTTGCCACAGGAACAACTGCAAGTAACATTCTTGCAATTATAGAATAGTAACAAATTAAAATAATAAATATATGCCAAGTTCAGGACCTATGAATGGAACAGCCGTTGTGCTGAAAATAAACGGTACTACCGTTGCAAAACTAAAGTCAAACACTATGAACTTTAGCCGTGCTTTAATCGATGTGAGTAACAAAGATTCAGGTGGGTGGAAGCAATCAATTTATGGTCAAGGTTCAGGAACCTTTGACTTTGAAGGTGTATTTGATGAAGTTGGAAATTGGGGATTTAGCCAAGCATTTTCAGCTTTAGCCGCAAAAACTAATTTAGTTGCTCGTTGGGCTGCTGCTACTGGTGACATTTACTATGAAGCAACTTGCCAAATTACTTCAATTAGCGAAAGCGCACCAATGGAAGATGCAGTAACTTTTACTGGTACTTTAGAAATGACTGGCGCACCTACAACAGGTATTATGTAATGAGTATTAACTTTGGCAAATACGACCAAAGAGTCGAAATATTGAATTATACCCAAACTCGCTCCAGTGATGGTGGCGAGTTGAGGGTGTATTCTGTACTCTATACAGTATGGGCTAAAGTTACTCCCGTTGGTGGTTCAGAAACGCAGCAAAGCGATGAAAAGGTTGCAAACATTATTATTGATGTTGATGTAAGAGCAACTGGTTTGACTTTAAACGAAACTATGCGAATGAATTGGAGAGGTAAAACTTTTAATATCACTTCAATTGATGAATTTGGTTCAAGATTAAACGAAGGCTACAAAATAAGAGGAATAGCAAAAGACAATGATTAGCATGAAAATACAAGGTATGGATAAAACCATCCAAATGCTATCTAGGACTGAATGGCTTGAACCAACTGAAATTGACAAGGTAATAAGAAGTGCAGCTCAACCAATGGTAGAAGCAATTAAAGCTGGTTATGGTGCCAACACTAAAACTGGTGCGTTAAGAGATTCAGTAATGGCTTTTAGGCGTAATAGAGCAAAGGGTGAGCCATATTTTACTTATTTTGTTGGTCCAAGATATACAGGTTCAGCTAGTTTATATTCTTATGGTGGTAATGCTGCTCACTTGCTAGAATATGGTACAGTAGAGAGATTTAGAGCCAATACTAAACTAGGTGGAGTAGGTAAAAGAGTAAAAGGCAAATCTACGGGCATTAAAGGCGTTTACGGAGCTAAAATATCAACTGGAAAGGTAAAGCCTTACGGAGTTATTAGAGCAGCAGTAGATAGCACAAAAACTACATCTATTCAAATAATGACTAGCGGAATAAACGGATTAATTAGAAAACAAGCAAAAGCGGAAGGTTTACAAGTAGCATGACAGTAGATAGTATTATATTTGGAATATTAAATGGTAATAGTGCTGTTACGGGAGTAGTTGGTAGTAAAATATTTCCATCACAAGCTCCTCAAACAACTCAATTTCCTTTTATTGTATTTGAAACCATTTCAACAATGCCTAACAATACAAAGTCAGGAGTTAGTGAAATGGATAAATACAGAATACAAGTGACTACTTTAGCCAAAGAAAATAACCAAGCTAATGATATTGCGGACAAAGTAAGGTCAGCATTAGACTATTACAAAAGTGGGGATGTTCAGTTAATAAGTTTTCAAGCACAAAATAGTGCATTTGACAACATAAGTGGTCAAGATGGTATATTTTTGAAGTATCAAGATTATTTTTTAACATTAAGTAGATAAACATGAAAATCACAATTAACAACAACGAGCATGAGTTTAAATTTAGTTTTTTAGCAATTAGAGAGCTTGAAAAAGTAACTGGCAAAAAATTAAATGAGGTATTAAAAGAAATGGAAGAAATTTCCAACACTGGTTTAGATTTTTCAATTATATTAGACATTGCATATTGCGGATTAAAGTTCACAAGCAATTCAAAGACAATTGAAGAAGTTGGTGAGTTATTAGATAATGGCAGTAGAAAGGATTTAGAAGCTATTTTAACGGGTTTTATGGATGGTATTAACAAATACCTACAAGTTGACCCAAACTCGAACAGCCAAGCATCCTAGACTATTGGGAGTGTTTGGCTTTATCGTGGGGTTGGAGTTATGACCGAATTTACACATCAGATTTGCGAGAATTTGCAATGTGTTTACAAGGGCATAAAATAACAGAATTTGAACGTACAAAAGTACTTTACGAAGTAGGTAGATATAATGCTTCAAGAGTTTTAACCGTTCATAAGAAAAAAGGTTCAATTCCTTTAGATTGGTGGAGTTTCAATTGGGACCCAAAACCAAAAACTAAAGAGGATTGGCTAGAAGACAATAAACAATTAATTCAAACTTGGGATAAGTTGAGCAAGGCAAAATGAACGAAAAAATAAACGTACTTATTGGGGCAAATATAGAAGGCTTAAAAAAAGCTTTAGCCGAATCTGGTAAGAGTTTATCTGATTTTGGAATTCTTGCTCAACAAGCACCTAAAAGGGCTAAAACTGCTCTTGATGAATTGAACCAAAGTTATAGAGATGCAGTAAGAGATGCTAAAAACTTAGCATTAATGCAAGGTCAAACTAGCGAGGCATTTTATGAAGCTCAACTAAAAGCTAAAAACTTAAAAAGCCAAATTGAACAATTAAATCAAGTTGTTGGTCAGACTGGTAAAATAGCTGGAGGTGCTGGTGGTATACAACAAGCATCGCAAAAGTTTGATATGCTTGGGCATTCTGTTAATCAAATAACAAGAGAATTGCCAGCGTTCACAAACTCAATGACTACTGGTTTTATGGCTATTTCCAACAACATTCCAA